GTGTAAGCTCCGTAAGGGGGAAGCGGATATTTGGTTCCATCTCCCAAGAAAGCCCATCCTATCCCGTTACCAACCGGAAATCCCTGGGGATCGTAGTCCACCTTGTAACGCCCCGGATTCGCCGCCGCAATCAATAGATAATCCCGATTGCCCTCTGGCGTGTCTCCCCAGCTATGGATAAGCGTGTTGTCGGCATACCAGATTTTGATCGCGTAATCTTTGTCACAAGACCACACCGGATCAGCCGAAGTCGCGCGCACCGTGAAGTTGTAAGTTCCACCCAGCGTCGGAGTCCCAGTTATGTTTCCGTTAACGTCGATTGAAAGTCCATTCGGAAGCGCACCCGCTATGACACTGAACGTCATGCCCGGAGGATCGGCAACGACGGTTGCCGAATACGCCTCGCCCTCAAGACCGTTTTCAAGCGGCGATTCGGTACCGAATTCAATCACAACAATAGAGTGCTCTTCAGAATCGGTATCGCCTTCATCGTCCCCAGCCTGAACGGTAAACGTAAAAAGACCACCATTCGTCGGTGTCCCGGAAAGTTCTCCCGTATCTTCGTCGAGGGAAAGACCGTCAGGAAGTGACCCGTCGATGATCGTCCAAGCATAGTGATCGCAGTCAATTGGTGTTCCACCTTCGGCGCCAAACGTGAATAAATATGGATCGCCGATGCAGGCTCCTTCTTCGTCAAAGATCGTCACGATGTCCAACAGCTTATAAGTCACTTCCCAATTACCATCCGCGTCTGAACCGCAACCGGGAACGTTGTTGCTAACTACCGCACTCCAAAGCCCGGCGAGATTCTTCGCCATCGGGAATGTGTAGCTATTACTTGACCCCTCATGCTGTTTAACCGCGCCTAGATACCACTGGTATAACAACGGAAGCGAACCCGTTGCGTTAATCGTAAGCGTCACGGGATCGCATCCAGTATGTTCGAGCGGAACTCCGGTAGCGGGAGAGAGGCTTTCGATATGTGCACAAGTGCCGGCAAACGTCGGAGACGGGGAGGGATCAGATTCACCGCCATCGTCGTCGATTACAGTGATAACCAGGTCGTCTGGATCAACACCCTCCGGGATGTTCCACGGAACATTGGGATCAATACACTCAGCAATCAGAACGTATTCACCGTCAATGTTTTGATAGACACTTATACAGATCGCTCCGGGAATTATCCCCCACCACAACTGACGATCAGAGCCGTTGAAAAACCAAATCGGGCCACTTCCCCAAATGCGCGGGTCAAACGGTTCGAGAATAATCGAAACCTCGCCCGTGGACGAAAAATCGTTTTCGCAAATGGCCGGAGATACAAAATGTAGGTTGATTCTCCGTTGCGCCAGGATGTCGAGAAATTGTCCGTTCATCAGAATCCCTCCCCGGCGCTGAGTATGTCGGGAACTACCTCTTGAAGTTCCTGTTCTGCCATACGTTCAGCGATTCTTGTGGCCATGCGATTCGCAGCAGCGTCAGAAATCACGCTCGTCGCGTGTCCGATACCCGTGGCCGTCTCGGTTATGCTTGACGTGCTATAGGTGAGCGTCACCGTAGCGTTAGCCGAATATTCCTGAAGTGGGATTGCACTCAACGCCGCTTCCGCGCCCGTGATATCGTCGGCATGAACCCCGAATCCATCAAAGCGGACCGCGTTAACACCCGTCTCGTCCGTGAGCGCATCACTGTCCGCCGATTGGATTTCCATCCCAGGTTGTGCAAAAGCCCGAATCCAACGAATCGTCGCCGGCCCCTGACCGACGATTAACAATTGAAAACTTTCGTCGTCGCAATCAACAAAGTCTGATTCGACCGGACAGGCGCCTGTATCGCGGCTATCTACGAGTTGTCTCGCGTCTTCCGTTCTGACTTTTCGCGACTGCGGTTTGAGAGCAAAAATTTCAGTGCTCATGTCGATTTCCAAACCAGAACTGATCGACCCTTTGGCGATTTTGTAGGATTGTGCAAGAATACGTTTAAACGCTCCACGTAAACCCCCTGAAAAATACACCGACATGTCGAAGTCTTCTCGGATTCCAGCAAGAGAAACATCAGCCCAGCAAAACCGGCATTCTAGACCGGGGGGTTTTCCGCTCTGACTTGTCATCCCAAAATACCCGCGGGTAAAGACCGCCCATTGAATGGGACATCCGCTATCAAGCTGGTCTTTGGTGAACGACTCCCACAATCGGTTTGACCCATCTTCATCGTGCGAGACATGGTAGATGCGGTCACTTCCGGCAATGACACCGTGAATCCACTCCACTGGACGTGTGCCTGTCCAATATCCACTCCACGACGGGCCGGAAGAATCTTGCAACGTTTCGAGACTCGCGTTGTTCGCGACCCAGGTGTGCCGATTAAAGAGGTCTTCCGCCGGAACGCTTATTAGGATGTACGGGCCGAAGCCGGCACCAGCGACGAGACTCAAATCAGAATGAAGTTGAGTCTTGCTATACAGCAATTCGGTATCACGCAAAGGTAAGCGCGCAGTTTGCTTCGACAAGGCCGCCGAGTCAAAAAATACAATACCTGAAGAAGAAAACCACGCAAGCTGCCCAAAATGTTCAATGACGGACTTTGCGGAAGAACAACCGATGTCGAAAATCTGCCGTTGCATGTCGGACGTGCTAACCCAGCTAGCCCGCTCACGGACGCTAGCTTTGATGATCGACGTAGTGTTTTCCGTGAACACGAGCAATTGCGGAAATTCAAGCGAAGGCGTGATCGCCATGCCCGTTACTTCCGACGGAAACACAAACGCGCTTACGCCGCCAAGATAAATCTGCTCGCGAAAACTAAAGGGGTTGGCAATGTCCGAAGCATAAACATTGCTGCCCGTAGCTACCCACAGACGATCACCCACCCACCGAGATACACTGCCGGAGGGAATCCCGTAAAGCTTTCCGCGGTCTTGTCCGCTGTTGCTGCCATCATACCAGGCGGGGGCAGAAAATCCGCCGTCCTGGATGAACAAAATGTTTCGGGGCGTGATTACCTCAATCGGCGATTCAAGATCGTCGTTGAGGCGGTTCGCGGATTGTTCTGCGCGGACGAAAAAAACTTGCTTGGCTTCCGGCGAGAGGAGAATGTTTGGAAGCGTTCGCCAGGTATCGAAAGGAAACTCAGAAGCGTAGGCAAGCCCGTCTATCACGATCACCAGATGTTCGAGACCGACTTTCGGACGAAAGTAGGCACCGCCCTGAAGGTTGCCTTCGGGGAGCGTGACGATACACCGGTGCCCGGGACGGCAGGAGAGGATGCCGCCTTGATTGATCATGTTGATCGAAAGCCAATAGGCACCAAGCTGAACCTGTCCGGGGTCCATACTTGAATTGCAACCCCGGAAGAATGTGCCGTCGAAATCGAAAAACCTCTCGGCCATATTAAACGATGTCGTAATCGCGCTTATCTTGAGGTTGATTCATGTCAACCACTTGGATCGGCGCCAACGTCGGCGGTTCGAGTTGGTTCTGTTCCTCGATTTCCATACGCGCAGCGTCAGCTTCGTAGGCATGTGCGTTGGCTAGGTCTTGTTCGGCGTAGAATTTAACCGCTCTCAACGCGAGCAAAAAAGCAAGACGGTTATTCAACGGAACGTGGTCGTAAAAACTCGTCACCTTTGGAGCCGCTTTGCGGTAGGCTATGCGAACCCAAGAAGCGGATCGGCCAAGCCGGATACGACGATATTGCGGAAGCGTTTCGTCTGGCTCATAGACCGCCAGATTCACTCCATTCAACCCTCCGCTATCAACGGAGGCAAGGCGGACAGTGCCGTCAGTAACAATTTTCTGAACGGCGGTGATTCGCGCAACGGTAGGCGCATTAACGTCTGGTATAGCATACCCGAAAATCGTTGGAACCTGATAGCCGCCGCGCCATTCTCCGTTCACTTGCCGGCGAAGCGGCTGGTTGTGGTCGTCGTAACCGAAAACCAAAAGCTCCTTGCCATTGTCAGACGGCTTCTGAAGGAAAGCAATCAACTTCGACGGCGTAACAAGGTCTTTGTAAACCGGGTGCCAGGCGCCTTGATCGTCCCAGGTAAACTCGCACGTCCCGCGGCAGTCGCCCGGCCCATTCAGGTGAAACCGGAAAAGTTGATCGCGACCGAGAGAGGGTTGACCGTTAATGTTGACCGCCAGCACCGTCCCGACTTCACGCGGGAGTGAAAGGCATCGGCCCTGACCGGTCGTGCAAATGTCTAGCCAGCCTTTCCAGCCTTCAAACTGGCTTTTGTTGGCAATGAGTTTTACGGAATCTGTGACCCAACGAAAGAATATCTCGTCGTCACAGGAACCGACGATCTTCTTTCCCTCGTCGTAGATTTCCTCGACTGTCAACATGATCAATACCCTTCATCGGAGTCACCCGACTTCTCGGACTTCTTTTTCAAAAGTGCTTCCGCTAGCGCGTCGAGCGCGCTGGATGTGGCTTCGGCGCCTTTCTTCGTAGCCGGCGCGCTGACCTCTTTCCCGTCAACGCCAACGATTTGAAGCACTTCGACGTTGGCACAATAGGTCATGTCGCCTTTGGAGTCAGTGCGTTCCTCACGGCTCTTAACCCGGAACTTGACGAGCATCTCGCCTGAGTCCGGCAAATCCTTCAGATATGGATCATCCGAATCCAGGTAAAGGCAGGGGTAATACTTTTTGTCCTCTAACGGGGACGAGGCCGGGGGCGCTACGGACATATCGTCCAGTTTTTTCCCAAGGTCCATTTTAATGTCGTGCATCATACGTCAATAAGTGTCTTTTTGTCTGCTACCGGTCAACTCACATCCGACTGTTCCAAGTTCACGATCACGGGTTGATAACTAGGCGCGTCCGGCGTTGAAAAACCGCCGGATTGGAGCGCGCAATCCGTCCCAAAATCGTCCCGATAAACGGGGTGATCGCCGCCCACCGTTGAATAGGTATTGCTCATGCTAGCCGAATGTAGTTGATCATCGTCGTCGAAACCCCCGTTGAGGCAACTTTCGCATCCCCCACACTCCCGGACGTGGTTCCGTAAATCTGAACCGTATGATTGTCGCCGGAGGAAGTATAGATTACCGAAATCGTGCTTACGCCCCATTGATCTGCGGTCAGGTCTTGCCGGATGACCAAAGAATTCGGAACAAACGAGGCAGAGTTTGAGTCCCACAATTTGAAAGAAACCGCATCCGGCGGAGAACTTGGAGCGACGGCGCTCTCGTAAACCGTGATTGTGGCCGTGAGTAGATATTTCCCGGCAACCGGAAGAGTGACTTCCGGCTCGATTGTCCCAAACACAACGCGCGCGAATGCGTTGGTCAGTTCGTAGTCGATGCCCGTCCCTGCCGTCTGTCCGTTGGTCGTTGAATACGTTCCCCCGACCGGACCCGCCGGACCCGCCGGACCCGCCGGACCTGTCGCACCCGTTATTGAGGCGCCTTGCGGACCCGTCGGGACAACGAGCTTACCCGCCGTGATCATGTCCCCCGCGCTAACGCCGACAACGGCTTGAATCAGCGTTAGCCAAAGGTTGCCGGAAATGTCGATTGTGTCCACTCGATACCACCCAGACGTTCCGATGAATACCGACAACCCGACGAGAACCGCCGGATTGTAAAGCGTCTTTACCTGCACTGTGGGACTTCCCAAAGACGGCTGAACAAAGGAGAGCAACGTCACCGTGTAAGCGTTGCGCCCATCGGCGCCGTCACCCCCTGGCGGACCTTGCGGACCTGTCAGGCCAGTGATGCCGTCCATGAACAGCCGGAGAAAATAGCACGCCAATCCCTCGTCGTCGAGGCGAGGATTCGCCGGCAACCCAACATTTAAATCGCAGGGGAGCGTCCACGTAACGGTGCCGTCCACTTCAGTTTTTACAACCTCGCCGAAGAATTGAGCCGTGAAATTCCCAATCTGTGACGGGAGCGATTCGCAAGCCGCCGTGTTCGTCGAAGATATCTGACACGGGTTAGAGCACCCGCTGCCGTCCCACCCACCGCTATTGCAATCGCATCCCATATTTTCCTTTTACGCCAGCTTCAAAGTCTTTAAAGACGAGGCATTGTTACCCGTTCCGTTTATAGTAGTCGCGGCGTATATGATCGAAGCCGCAACATTCGCGATACCCTGAAGTTTAACCGTCGTGGTAGAACCCAAAACGATAATCGCAGCCAGCGTAATCGTGACAACGTGCGGGTTTAAACTTGCCTGGCTGAACTGAGACGAAACGTAGTGCGCCGAAGCGCCGTCAGATAGACGGCCACAATACGAAGTTGCCGTCGTCGCGGCGCGGCCCATTGTTAATGTCCCGGTTATCAAATATTTTCCGGCAGCTAAACTGAAAGAAAGAGCATCATACCACGTATTAGCGTTAGTCATCGTTACGTTACCACCCAGCGCCGAAGCATTAGTAGTAAGGACTGCTTGATAATCAGTTCCCGCAGAGGCCGCGGATAAAACACCGCTCGTGGCTTTAACAACTGCCGCAGTTAACGAAGCTCGTTGAACTAACTTCCCCGTCGTTCCAGAAAAAAGAGCAACTTCGTTGTCAACCGATGAAGCGGGGCCGTTGACATCTCCTGACCCCGGCGGACCTTGAATACCTTGATCGCCCTGTGATCCGGGTGCTCCGTCATTGCCGGGGACTCCTTGGATGCCCTGTGATCCGGGTGCTCCGTCATTGCCGGGGACTCCTTGGATGCCCTGTGACCCGGGTGCTCCGTCATTGCCGGGGACTCCTTGGATGCCCTGATCACCTTTGAAACCCTTTTGACCGGTAGCCCCCGGAGGACCAACAGAACCCCGCAAACCTGCTGGACCTGAAGGGCCTTTCGGACCAGGAGGGCCGGGAGGCCCGAGAGGACCGGCTGGAAGCAGCTCCGGGGGAGGCAAAACTCCAAATTGTCGCTTTGAAAGGGCCACGAAAAAAAAACAATCAGTTGACGGGGGGCTGCGTGAGCGTCAAAGCATCGGCGCACCCATCCCGAAGAGCCGTCAATGCCTTAAGCGCAATCTCCCGCCGGCTAACCTCGTTGCGAACGTATTCACCCAAGAAAATATCATACGTCGAAATTACCGTCAGGATGATGATACTGGCCTCGGACTGATTGAGTCCGTTCAACGGAATCGAAGCCAAACGAGACGCCAACGCCTCGGCAGAGTGATCAGTTCCCGCGATGAAAAGCGAGAGCGTGTCTTTGGCCAGACCGACATAGCTGCGGGCCTTATCGCCGTTCTTGTTAATGACAAGCACGAGCGAGGCGCGCGTTACGTTGCGCAAGACCAACGCCGCAGCGTCGATTTGTTCCGGCGTAGGCGGTTTGGGCGGATTCGGGCCGGGGGTCAAGCATCCCGATGTTAGGAGGGCAACCGATAAACCGAGACCGATAGTGAGATTTTTAATAGTGCGTTTCATATTCTTTTTTTTCTGCCCGTTTTTGTTTTCGATTCCGGCAGACGAATCGCCCGTGTTTTCTTCCAAATGTAAATGACGGTAAACACGGCAACCGCTACCTGACCCAACGATATGAACGTATGAAGAAGCTGTTCGAGCTTTACGAAAATGTCCTGAAGCCCCGATAAACCAAGACTCACCGAAGCGAGTGACATTACTTTCCCTTCATCCGTGGCTAGAACTGTCTTGATCATATCGTTTTAGCTAAAAAGGGCCGGGCGGGACATCCGCGCCGGCCCATGAACTTACCCCCGATTGAACTGCCTCAGTTCAGGTCTTCTGGCCCGATGCAATCCAAATCTGCCGTTTCGTCGGCGCCCGTGAAGGTCAACGCGCTGTCGTCAGTGCAATCAACCAAACCCAGGTCAGCTTTGCACCGCTTGTAAATCAACGGAACAATGTGCTGCGGGCGAAGAGGCCGATAGGCGCGAGTAATTTGATACTTGTGCCAACCAAAATCACCAAACATATTACACTGACTGTCAATGATGTAGTGCCATTCAAGCTCGCCCATGTGAAGCTGCGGCGCGAACTTAAATGAGCCTTCGCCCACATACCGCTCAGGAACGAGCCGTTCAAACGAGCCGTCGGCAATCAGGACGCCAACTTCGTAATCAGCGGCATGATACGCCGGATTCGGTTTCGCATAAGCCGTGCCCTTCGCCGGATTCGCCACAATCGTCACCGGGTTGATCAGCGCCAAAGTGCCGTCCGGGTTAAAGGCGTTGAATCGAAGCGGGCGTTGATCCACACCAAAAGCGATACCGCGGTAAGCGGGAGACTGCTCGAACGAATATGCCGTAAGCGTAGTTTCGCCCAACTTGTAGCCGCCGGTCGTGAGGGATTGCATGATATTCTGGACACCGACTTCAGAGCGGAAATATTCCACCTGGTCAGAGCCGCCAATGAATCGGAAATGCCGCATCCCTTTGTCCTGCGCATACCATTCGGCAAAAAGCACTTCACGCATATAACGGGAGATATAACTCAGTGCCTTGAAGGTCATCGGGCCGGTAGGGAGCAGCGGAGCGAATAAAACACCCAGATCGGTTTCGCTTCCACCAGTAAACAGTGAATCGAAATCGTACTGCGCGTTGGCCGTAAACTTGGAGCCGGAACGCAGGTAAAGCTGCGCGCGAACGTCGGCGTTGATATACTGCACCACGAGTTTCTTCAGAGAATCCTCGGCTTTGGTGTAGCTATCTTTAAAGGCCGAATAACCTTTCTTTACGCACACGTTTGGACCACGGTTACGGAAGCTTTCCAGCCTCGTAGTAAACTCGATAGTATCCATCAAATCCTGATGACCGGTGTAACCGCACAACTCAGTATCACAAAGGAATTGAGGGATAGCGAGACTATCGCCAGGGGCCGCTTGCATTTGC